AGGGCGTTATTCCTTTTTCAGCAAGAGAGTACACGATTGATAATGTTACAGGAATTATCAATAAATTCGAATACAAAAAGAAAGATTATTTTTCAATGTATGAAGAAGAAGTATTAAAAGAATGGATTAGTGTTAAAAACAAACTAATAGAAGAACATGAAAAATCAAGGGAAAAAATCGCAATCAACTAATACTGCAGAATTTTTAACAATGGTTGGAATTGTAGGAATCATTTGTTGTTGGATCTTTGCAATAGTTGTTGAACTTATTACAAAAGTTTATAATCAATGAAAAATTTAACCTTTAATCAGTGGCAAGATCACATTACAAAACAGTTAGAATTAGATCGTAAAAAATTATACTTAATACCTAAAAAACAAAAACATGAAAACAAGTTTCAAAAATTATCACCAAGATAATCCACAGATTTATGTGGAGTTTAAAAGATTGGCATTTCAACTAATCAATCGTGGGTACATTAGATTAGGATCAAAACAGATATTTGAAGTCATTAGATGGCAAACAATGGTGTCTGGTAATGATAAATTTAAAGTTAACAATAACTACACATCTGATTATGCAAGATTATTTGAAAATGATCACCCAATTTATTCTGGTTATTTCTCAAAGAGATTATGCAAATCGGTATAAAATAGTTATATTTGAGAACAATTAACTAAGAGGGTAGGAGTTCTTAGGTAATTTAATAGGTTAAATAACCAAAGCCAGATTTGCACTCCTACGCAGACTGGCTTTTTTTATTTTATAAATGAAATACTACTTACACGATTCCAATTCATTTAACGATGAAAAGATAACCGAATTATATCTTGAATATGGATATGAAGGTCTTGGGTTATTTTATACAATATTGGAAAAACTTGCACTACAAGAGAAACCAATTAAGACAAAAGTGCTTAAACATCAACTAAATGTTGGTAAAAAATTAGATAAATGTTGGACTTTTATTGAAGAAATTGATTTGATTTCTTCAAATAATGGTGAAACTTTCAACAAACAATTACTAAACTTTAGTAAAAAGTATCAAATTTCTAAAGAAAAAAACGCAAAACGCATTTCAGAATGGCGTGATAATCAAGCAGTTACTGAAAATGTAACGCGTTCAGAATCTGTTCGTAACACTGATAAAGTAAAGTTAATTAAAGTAAAAGAAAGTAAAGTAAAGTTAAGTGATATATTAACTCCACACATTTTTCTATTAGGTGATGAATACGATAATTTTTTATCTTATTGGACAGAGCAAAATAAATCTGGAAAGGAAAGATGGGAGTTGGAAAAATTCTTTAATATTGAAAGAAGAATAAGTACTTGGATTAATAATAAAACCAAATTTAACAACAATGGAAATAATACTGAGAAACTCGGAACAAGTGCCGCAAGAATGGAAGCACTTAGGAAGTGGTAATGCAATAGCAATACAACAGGCACAGAGTACCAATAGTTTGCGTGTAAGGAATGAAGAAGACATAAAGGAGGTATTACGCTATTCAATGCTTTTGGTTGGCTTACGAGGCAACAATCTACCAACAGAAGAAGAAAAATTTGTACTGACTAATTTTGTGAGATCTAATTTTGGAAATCAAACACCAGAAGAAATTAAGATTGCTTTTGAAATGGCAGTTGCTGGCAAATTACAAGTAGATGCTAAATGCTATGAGAATTTCAGTTGTGAATACTTTGGGAGAATTATGAATGCTTATTTAGAATTTGCAAGACAAGAAATAAAGAACTTACCTAAACCCATTGAACAAGTGAAAGAAAAGCCAAGTGATCAAGAATTAAAGAAGCAGGCAATAGATACTGCAAACGAATATGCCAATCAGATAAGACACTGCGAAAAGAATGATAAGAAGTTTACATTTATTGCTGGAGGTCTTTCAGTTCTATTTGATTATTTAGAACAATTCAAAATACCAACCATATCAAAAGAAGAAAGGTTAGAACTTTGGGAAAAGTATTCTGGTATTAAAGACATTGAAGAACGTAAACTATATTGCAAAACACAAGGGTACATTAAATTTGTTAACTCTTTAGTTAACTTTGATTGCTATATTGATCAAGATGGAACTATTAAACCTAATGAGATATGAACGTATTAAGTTTATTTGATGGTATGTCCTGTGGACAACAAGCATTAGAAAGAGCAGGAATAAAGGTTGATAAATACTTTGCATCTGAAATTAAATCTCATGCAATTCAAGTTACTCAGCATAATTATCCAAATACTATACAACTTGGAGATATTAGAAATATTAAAGCATCTGATTTACCACAAATTGATTTATTGATTGGAGGTAGTCCATGTCAAGATTTTTCACAAGCAAATAAAGAAAGAAAAGGATTAGAAGGTCAAAAATCAAGTTTATTTTATGAATATTTAAGATTACTTGATGAATGTAAACCCAAGTATTTTTTACTTGAAAATGTTAGAATGGATGATTTTTCTTATAATACTATTAGTCATTTATTAGGAACTTTCCCTGTGGATATTAATTCAAGTTTATTATCTGCTCAAATGAGGCAAAGAAGTTATTGGACTAATATAGGACCAGCAGAAAATGATTTATTTGGAATGAGATATTGTAGTATTCCACAGCCTTTAGATAAAAAGATATTTTTAAAAGATATACTTGAACAAGGATTTTCAGACAGGAAAAAAGCCATGTGTTTATTAGAAAGTAATTCAAGACCATTAGCAACACCAAGTAAAATGGCTAAAAGATATTTTGAAATTGGCATGGCTAATTTAGTATTTAAAGATTCTGAAACATTTTTAAGAGTTAAGGAAGCAACAAAAATTGGTTTTATAGATATTGCAGAAAATGAAGCAGTAGATTTATCCTATCCAACATCTAAAACAAGAAGGGGGAGATTAATGAAAAATAAATCTAATTGTTTATTAAGAAATAATGAATATTTTGTTTTTCAAGATAATGATATTAGATATTTTACTCAATTAGAATTAGAAAGATTGCAAACTGTAAAGGAAGGATATACATCTATTTTGTCAAGAAATAAAGCAGCCTGTTTACTTGGAGATGGCTGGACGGTAGATGTAATTGTACATATTTTAAACTATATAAAATGAAAAAGAAACTAATTTTATTTACTGCTTTAATTTCAATATCTTTAATTTATTATTTAAATAATAATGAAGTAGTTGAACAAAAACCTATTATCGTTAAAGAATTTGTAATCATTACTCAAGAAGATATTTATATTGATAATATGGAAAAAGGTAGGTACACAAGTCATGGAAGATTAAAAAACAATAAATAAAATGATAAAAACAAGAGTAGGTAAAATTGTCAAGGTTAAGAATCAGGGCAAAAAAGCAGGAGCAAATGAAACTTATCAAGCAGTAATTTTAAATAGCAATGGGCAGTACAATCCATTTTTATTTACAGATGCTGAAATTGCAGTTGCTTATGAAAGAGGTCGCAAGAATATTGAAGACCAAGTATCTCGAAGTATGATTTCAATGGTTTTAGATTAAAAATATGAAGAAAATTAAATTGATGCACTACCAACTTGATGGTGAAATATGTGTTGTAGATTACAATGACTTAAAGGTTTCCTATTATGGAAACAATGGTCATCACTATAATTTACTTGGAGCAGTAAGCGACAGGATTGAAGCATTCTTAATGCGAAGGAAATGGAATAAAATTACTGCAGATCGGTTTGCTAAATTAAAATTAGAGATTGATGAGAAACGAACACGAGCATAAATTACAAGTTGCCATTTGCAAATGGTTAGATTTTACACAAGATTTCTACTATTACTCAATACCAAATGGAGGCGCAAGACATAGGCTGGTAGCAATTAAATTAAAGATGGAAGGTGCAAAGGCAGGTGTTGCAGATATGTTCTGGATGGTACACAACAATAATTGGAATGGTTTATTTGTTGAAGTTAAGATTGATAAAGGAACACAACAACCAAATCAAAAAGCATTTCAAGAAATTGCATTAGCACATAAGTATTATTATGCCATAGTTAGATCTATAGATGACTGCGAAAGTTTAATAAAGAAATTTAAAGCAAATGAGATTTGAGTGAGAACTATAAAAATGCAATTAAATGGATTGATAAAATGTTAGAAAATCCAACAAAGCAAATTAAAATTAATTGCGCAACTTATTTAGATTTAAACTTTAGTCTTCAAATTAACAAAAATAGAATACTTATGAATGATGGTTCATCATATTCTGCATATAGACAGACAAAAAAAATAAAAGATTATTTGCAATTGCAAGATTAATTTATTAAACTTTGCGCATGAAGAATGAAAACCTTATTAATCACCCAGAACATTATCAAGGTAATGGTATTGAAGTCATTGATATAATTGATTCATTTAATCTTAATTTTAATCTTGGAAACTCAATCAAGTATATTTTAAGAGCAGACAAGAAAGGAAATAAGAAACAAGATCTCGAAAAGGCAGTTTGGTATTTAAATCATGAGTTAAAAAAATACAATGGATAATCTTGTCATTACTGGTATTTTCGTAGGAGTCTTGGAAATACTTTTTGTTTTAATATATTTAGTCCTATTTCTAAAAAATAAAAAGTGAACGGTATAGACCACCTTGTTAAGCGACATAGACATTGGATAAACATTGTCAGGAAGTTTGGCGAGTTGACCTATGCAGAAGACATAGTACAGGAAGCCTACATTAAAATCTTAGATAAAAACAAAGATATTAACGAGGCTTATTTTTATTATACATTAAGAAGCCTAACGGCTGATTTATCAAGGGTTAAAATAATAAAGGTAGAGTTTACAAAAGAGATTGAATACCTAATTTCAGAATATGAAACAGAAGATTTAATCATTGAATCGACTAAACCTTATTTTGATTACATAGCAACTTGGGACTATTACGATCAGATGCTATTTTCAGTTTATTTAAAAAAAGGAATATCAATGCGTAAGATGTCAAGAGAATCTGGCATTTCATTCACATCAATTTATAATTCAATCAAAAATTGTAAAAACAAATTACGACAATGGGCAAAAGAAAATCACAAGGACTTGGAGATTCAATAGAAAAGTTCACAGAAGCAACAGGCATTAAAGCAGGAGTAGACAAATTAGCAGAGGCAATAGGTTTTGATTGCGGATGCGACAAAAGAAAGGAAGTTTTAAACAAATTATTTCCTTATAATAATCCTGAATGTTTAT